TAGACCTAACAAAGAATCGGCAGCATGGTTAAAAGCAGAAGCGTCTGCTAGAACTGCGCTATACTCAGGTGGAGGCTTTCCAGCCACTCATTTCCACGCTATAACAGTCAATCCTAAGTGGGGCAGGCCGTTCTATAAGACCTGTGGCGCTCACCACTTTTACCTGTAATATCAACCGATTAAGTCGGGCTAGGCAGACATGCCGAAAATGTCTTGCGTGGTCGCGGTCGGGAAACCCGTTTGATCCTCGATAGATAACCGCCTTGGCTTATTTATAAAATGCGTGTTGACCGCAGATTGTAACCAGCTTCAACTTGCTCCAGCTTTTGGGCTTCTCAATCCACGTTGCGTGGAAGTGGGTAGCCTCGAAAACTCCATTGCCGTAGATAGCAATCCTGGCTGATCGCTCTGCCTGTAGCCATTCTTTACTCTTCACGTTGGGCCGATACTCAGATTTAAGAACTCCTCCATTCATCTTCTCAGGCACCCACGAGAACTGCGCCGGGGCCAGGACCACCTTGGCTATATCGCCATCCGGACCCATGCGGTTCAATGTCACCTGCGCTACCTTGACCTGACAAAGCTCAGGCTCACCTCTGGATTCGTAGAACGTCACCAGGGTCAGCCAGATAAGAAGTTCAGTCATGAGAGTCCTCCTTAAAACGTCTAAGTTTAGATTGATCCATCACATATCCATTGCCATGCCCAAGATTTTTAATGTTCTCGTCTTTTCTTAAATCGCTTGAATAGGCCCATCCGGGGAAGTTAACTGAGCGGCTTGATACAATTGCCAGAATATATATATCGACAGATGAGTTTTCTTTTAATGTACAAAGAAGCCTGCCATTGGGCAAATGAGTAGACTTAACGTCATATTTAAACTTCCCAATAATCCCGTCTGCTGTTCCGCTTCTAGGGGATAACCCAAAATCCGGGAATAGATTTTGATGTTTAGCAAACGCATACTCAGCAGCACACCCCATTACCTCAGAATCAACGCCATCTTGATCACCTTGCTTTACATCAACCACATTAGCAGCACGAGCTATCAATGATCGGCTGCGACCAACAAAATTGATTATCAGTAAATCTTCTTGGGTCAGGACAACTATCATGTATCGGCACCGTCATCTGATTCTTTGCACCAATTCTCGAACTCTTCGTTCTTATCCTCCGGGTTCTTATGCTCATTCCAAATCCTTATCGCTTGATCTAGCTGATTTATCTGATCCAGTCTGATTTGATCCATTACATTAAACATACCTTGCTCTGCATTGGAGTTAATCATTTCCAAAAGAACATTAAGATGCTTCTTTAGCACGTCAGTCACTACATCATAATCTTCATCACTCATCATGTGTTCTCCTTAGAATATCAATCCTATTAGATAACCTATGATCACCATGATCACCACCACCGGGGTGATGGCCAGGAATATCATCAATGCTTCATGGTGACTGAACCGGTGTTTCCATTTATTTTTAATCATTCCGTTCTCCTCAGAATGGAATATCATCGACCATATCTTCAAACCCATGGCCAGCTTGAGCCTTCACTGGAGCCTGGCGCTCTCCAGCCTCCGGTGCCTTGCCCAGCATCTTCATCTCACTCGCCACGATCCCGGTGGTGTAGCGTTCAACTCCCGCCTTGTCGGTCCACTTCTTAGTTTCGAGTCTGCCCTCGATGTAGACACTAGATCCCTTTCGCAGATAATTTGCCGCAACTTCAGCAAGCTTTCTGTAGAAAGTCACGCGGTGCCATTCTGTGTTCTCTTTAGACTCCCCGCTATTCTTATCCTTCCACGACTCCGATGTAGCAACGGACACTGACACAACAGAGTCTCCGTTCTGCATATGGCGGACCTCTGGATCTTTACCAACATTGCCTAAAATTATTACTTTATTTACTGATGCCATTTTTACTCTCCTTTTTAGATGCTCTGATTTGACGTACACAAGATGCCACTGTTCCATGGTTCATACATAACAACACTGATATGCGGTGAGCCAGGTACAGTTGGCCGGTGTTCGGATCGATCTTGCCCATCATAAACTCGATTTCCGGCATTCTGCTTTTTACTGATTCGGTCCTAACTAACTCCTTCTGTGGGCCATTGCGTAACCTCTGAACCCTTGGCGGAAGATGGTTGTCGGTACGGTACTCATCAATAACTTTTCGGCAATAATAATACCTCAAAGTATGGTTTACCGTGCTGAAAAATTCAGCGATCTGGATCAACGATTTACCTTGGTCCAGCATCTCCGACATATCTTTTGCGTGTTTAGAGAATATATTCTTGCGGCCTCTCTTCTCCTCTACACTATCAATAAAGTTACTAACCACCTTTCCAGGGTATGTTCGTTGCAGATACGCAATCTGAGCCGGGTAGTTGAATACAAGGTCGAGCCTGGTGCTGTCGCATACCAGCGGTGGACTGGCCCTGGTGTACTCAACCGCCCAGTGTACGGTCCTTGGGCAGTCTGCGAACATCTCCTCAAGAATCATCATTTCCCCCAGTTTAAAAGTTTTTGATACAACTGATCCGCTTCCTGTAAAAATATCATCACTTCAAGTTCCAGTGCCTTAATGTAATCCTCATCTCGCTCGACACGGTAAACGTACAGCCTAAGATTGTCTGGTAGTTTCGGAGAGTAGGAACAGAAATCAAACCACTTCCTACCGGTTATCCACAGGCACCCTTGTATTTGCGCCCGGTGACCAGATGGATACCCCCCGCATGGGGAACGAAGCCAACCTCCTCAACTAGATTTCCGGTTAAGGACTCGTATGCCATCCGTGCGAACGGCTCCTGTTCTGTTCCTCTGTCGGTATGAACATTGGAGAATGATTCAGCTACCTCGCCGGTCAACCGTTCAATCACAATCCTCTCCAGATACTTTTTGCGAGTAAGACCCTGACCCTTAGCCAGGACATCTGAAAAGCATGATGCTGTGGCGCGGCCCCTCCTGGCTTCAAACCAGGCATCAGATCCCTGGATATCCATTATTTCACAGCCGCATCGATAAACTCCAAGTGCTTCAAGAGAACCGCCTTGATCCTTGCATGAGCAGTCAGATCCTGTATCACAGTACAAGCATGAAGAGCCTTCTGCCATTCGGCCTTGGCTTGTTCCTTTGTCAGAGTGGCCTCGATCTTGGCCTTGAAGTCACCTATCTGCCGTTCGGACATAACCTCAACTTCTTTTTTATCATCCTTTCCTATTGCCTTGTTGCCATCGTCATCCTCCGGAGCGATACCAACCATGGCTGCCAGGGCATACCTACGAGCGTATGTGATTGCGCTGCCTACACCATGGGCATCAGGCTTTGCAAGAGGCATTACAAACCGGCTGCTGATCCACTGACCTGACGAGTGCATGAGTATTGTCTCGACAGCTATACCTCCAGTCTCACTGACATCGGGCATCTGAACTACAGACAGCTCATTCTTGGCCAACTGTTCGCGGCAAGCATCCCAGGTGGAGGCAAGGTCAGCATACTTTGCTTTGAAGTGCGGGTTGAGACTATCCTTCAATGCACCCTTTATAGCACCCTGGGCGCGGGACAATGCTGCTGCTAACTCATTTATAGACTCAGACTTGTTCATGTTGTTGCTCCTGTTGTAGTTGTTGCTGGTAATTCAGTTCGGTAGAGTCATCGATCCACTGGTCCAGTAACTCAACGAAGTGTTCCTTGCAGACCCACCCGCCATCGTTGAGTATGATCATGGCTGCATCACTTACCTGGCTATCGCTAGGCGCATACGATTGATATGATTTCATTAGTAATCTCCTTTATTTATAAATACTGCCTGACCACGCCTGGGATCATCCAGGATCTCGTCCAGTGAGTTATCTTCACTTTTTGATGCGTAGGTACGTTGACGTTCCTCCTGCTGGTCATCTGCCCTCTCAATAATTGCGCGATACGACTTCAGCAAAGCTTCGCGAGTCGCTGGGTCTTTGATGCTGTTGAAACTCAAAATACTTCTAGCAACTCCAAGCTGGTATTGGGTTACTTGCTGCTCAATGATGTCTTTTAAAATCATTTTATGCTCCACAATTATCAATCGATGAAACGAGTGCCAGTGTCAGAACTATCACGGCGATCAGTAAGAATGGGATGGGGTCGAACTCCGGCACCCACTTGTTTAGATCACTTCCGTATTTGTCGTATTTGCTCATTTGTATCTCCAGTTAAGTTGTTTGCTGCGACCACAACCAAATCATATATCAGAACCAAACGAATTGCAACACCATTGTGCATAAATAAATCACTTGCGACTGTACAATTGTTGTGCCTATAATGTGGGATGAACAAAAAAGACCTTATAGAATTGTTGGGGGGAACCGCAGAAAGGGCGGCAACAAAGCTTGGATATAGTCACAGAAACAGTATCCAGCGTTTCCCGGACGTATTGACTACTAGTCAGGTCAATGTTGTTTTATTGAGAATGAGGGCTGTCAGAATACCTATCCCTCAAAATTGGAGACTGAAATGAAATCACAGAAATTTAGGTTGTTAGAATGGTTAAAGAAGCGCGGCAGTGTCACTCGCATCCAGGCCTATGAGAAGCTTGGAATCTTTGAACTGTCTCGCCG